ATTTCTGCAAATGGCCAAGTTGAAGATGTAAATTTTACTCACAAAGACAGAGAATTAGAGTTGCCCAATGATGTCGACACAGATGCTAAATCTAAAGCCGATAGTCAAAAAGGACAAACAAAAAATGTTATCCCTAGAATGAATGATGGAGCCGGTGGGGATTTAGGTGGAGCAAAAAACGCACCAAAAGGCGAAGATACTAAAACTCTTAAAGAAAACATTAAGACTTCTTCTCACGTCGAAGAGTCTGTACCAAGATTTACTCCAAGGGTTGGAGACCTTACTTTTCAAGGGTCTAATAATACTTTGATAAATTTAAGTACAGATAGAGGTTGGTCAAAAGAGGATGATAATTTTGAAGCTAGCAATGCTTTAGAAGAAATCGAGCCTGGAAGAGGAACTATTGACATCGTTGTTGGTAGAGGTATGTCGGAAGAAAAATTAAAACCTACGACTGAAAAACAAAAAGGAACTGATCCGAAAAGAACCGCAGCTAGAATTGCAAAAAATGATTTAGACAAAGAAGAAACAGACAAAACTGCAAGACTAAATAAATTAGAGCCAAATCTCGCTGAGGGGGATCCTGATTTTCATCTAGATTCTTCTAGAATTTATGTAAGTATGAAATCTCCTATCGATGAAAGGCTTGCACTAGAACATGAAATACCTATTTTGAGAGAAGGATCAGTCGATCCCATGGATGGTTCTTGTATTGCGCTAAAAACTAATGAATTTCGAATTATTGCCAGAGCAGATGGTTCTATTCGTATCCTGAAGGAAAAGGGAGACGATCAAACACCATGCTCAGTCACTTTATTGCCCGATGGTACTATTCATTTGTCTGGGGAAAAGATTTTCTTTGGGAAATCTAAAGAAGATGGTGGCTTGGATGAGGGCCCCGGCCCAGGAGGGTCTCAACCATACATTAAGTTTTCTATAGTAGAAGAATATTTAACAGACGTACACAAAGCTTTAGATTCATTTTGTGGTACTCTTTTAACGCATACTACACCAGGCTATGGTGCACCGTCCCCTCAAATAACTTCCGGCGCAGGAGAGTTAAGAGGGAAATTAAAAACAGCAGAACAAAAAATAACATTGTTTCAATCAGAACGAATATATGGAGAATAATCATGCCTTTATCAGCAGCATTTCCGATGCTAGAACAAGACATCATAATTGCACTCATGAACATGAAAGAGAGTGCTGAACAAACACATGGCGAAAAGAAAAGCGATGAACAGTCGATCTTAGAAGCATATGCAAAAGAATTAGCTACAGCAATCCATAACTACACATTGTCTGCTCAGGTTATAACTACAGTCAATACTGTGGTAATCGGTGTCGCTGGACCCATAGTGCCGGTACCCATGGTTGGCCCTTGTGCTGGCACCGGAGTTGGCGCAGGGAACGGAAATCTCTTGTAAATTTTTTGAATGAGCCTAATTACATTCAGGAGTGAACAATGAGTTTGACAGGTAACCAGACGAGAAAATCTTATAGCTTTAAAAGCGTTGGTTTGCAAACCAAAGAACCAACTAGTATCGAGATACGTGCACAAAAATTACCAATTGGAATTAAAACCCCAATCCAAGTAAGCACTGATAGCGGAGGTTTATTCGTCATGCACAAAGATTTAGATAAACAGTTAGCTGACAATTTAAGAAACCTTATCTTGACTAATTACGGCGAACGTTTGGGATTTTACGACTTTGGTGGAAATTTAAGGCCTTTAGTTTTTGATTTGGGTACAGACGAAGCAGATCAAGAAGCCATCAGAAGAATTAAAAAGGCTTCGAATAAATACATGCCTTTTATATCTCTAGAAGGTTTTCAAGTATTCGTCGATCGATTCGACAATAAACAAGTAGCAAAAGTAGGAATACAAGTAACTTATAAAATACCAAGGCTAGATACAGCTTTAAGGTCATTAGAAGTTATGTTGTACATGGGAGGATAATAGATGGCAGATAACATTAAGAACAAGTTTGGCTTACAGAGAAAAAGGAATTATCTTAATAGAGACTTCACAGACTTTAGATTGGATTTGTTGCGATACGCAAACATTTATTTTAAAGACAAGATTCAAGATTTCTCTGAAGCTTCTTTGGGTGGTTTATTTTTAGACATGGCTGCTTACGTAGGAGACAACATGTCGTTTTACTTAGATCACCAGTTCAAAGAATTAGATCCTACGACGGCAGTTGAATCTCAAAACATAGAAGCTATGGTAAGAAATGCGGGCATTAAGATAACTGGTAATTCGCCTGCTTCTGTTACTGTTAATTTCTATATAGAGGTTAAAACTACCACGGATCCTACTACTCTTGAAACTATTCCAGACCATGGCTCATTGCCAAGGATTAAAGATGGTGCAAAAATATCAACATCCTCAGGAGTTGTGTTTAATTTAACAGAAGAAGTTAACTTTTCTAAGAAAGATGAAAACGGATTGTACCTAGCAGAGGTTACGCCTATATTGTCTGCAGCCGGGGCTATTGATTCTTTTGTTTTTATGCAGACTGGGCTTTGTGTGTCTGGTACTGTGAAAACTCAGACTGTAACAGTGGGCACTGATTTTGTAGCATTTAGAACTATCACCCTCGATGAAGCTCATGTTTCATCGATTATGCGAGTATACGATTCGGACGGTAATGATTACTATGAAGTAGAATCGCTGTCCCAAGATACAGTCTTTAGAAAAAATAAGCTCAGCTCAGGTGATACTAGTATTGAAGTCATAACAGCGCCTTACAGATATTCGACTGCAACATCGGTTCAAAACAGGTCCATGACACTAAGGTTTGGATCTGGAAATTCTAGCCAAATTTTAGAAAATACAGTCCCTGATCCATCCGATTTAGCTTTACCGCTGTACGGAAAAGATACGTTTTCATCGTTTTCTTTAGATCCAAACAGACTTCTTTCTTCACCCTCTCTTGGAGTTTCTCCTGTTGATACTACGATGAAATTAATTTATCGGTATGGCGGGGGTGCTGAGCATAACGTAGAGGCAAAGGCTATTAATGCGATCGATGAAATTGAATGGATCTTTTTGCAAGGTGTTGGATATAGTGACGCTCAAAGTATAAAAACTTCGTTAGCTGTATCAAATCCCAATCCCGCAAGAGGAGGAGCAGCTGCGCCAACGTTATCTGATTTGAAAAACTTTGTAACTTCAGCTAGAACTATGCAGAACAGAATTGTTACTGTCGATGATCTTTTAGCGAGAATCTATACACTTCCAACCGAATTTGGTGTAGTGTATCGAGCCAATGTATTGCCTAATCCAGAAAATGCTTTGTCGTCGTTGTTATACATTATCTCAAGAAATGCGACCGGCCAACTTTCTCCCTCTTCTGACGCTTTGAAGAAAAACTTATCAACATATCTTAATGAATTCAGGTTAATAGGCGATGCGATGGATGTATTAGACGCATTGGTTATCAATTATCAAATAAAAATCACATGCAGATTTGCTCACAATGCTAATAAATACGAGCTAATTTCTTTGATCTTAAGAAAAGTAAAAGCTTTGTTTTCAATTGATACAGTAGCATTAGGGAAGCCAATCGTAAAAAGTGACATATTGAATGTAGTAATTAATCAGCCCGGGGTTATCTCGTGTGTGTCTATAAAATTAGTTAACATTGCTGGAACTATCCAAGAAAAAACTTATTCTGGAGATCAAAAGAACTTAGATCTTGCACTCAAAGATGACATCTATTTTGCAGAACCTTTCGAAGTTTACGAATTAAGATACCCAAATAAAGATATTCTTATAACTGTCCTGTAGGAGAAATAAATGATATACCACCTCACTGCTTCAAAAGATGCATACATAACAGATAAAATAGTTAATGGAACTTCCAGAGCGACGACAGCCAATACCGGATATGCATCTACAGTTGACATGTTTAAGCTTTATGGTGAAAGCACCATGAGTGGAGACACAGCAGTTCAGAAAGAAAAATCGAGAGGATTAATTCATTTTGATCTTGCTACACTCTCTAGTTCTTTGATGGAATCAACAGGCGCATCTTTATCACAGCTTATTGCTAATTCTACTTTGAAAATTAAATTGCTCATGTACGATGTGCAAGGAACTCAAGTTGCTCCAACAAATTTTACTCTAGAACTATGGGGAGTTACAAAAGTTTGGGATGAAGGAATAGGAGACAACATTGTTACCTTCGGAGATACTCAACCAACTAGTTGGATTAAAGCTTCAACAACAGAAGACTGGGGAGAAGAAGGAGGCGACATCGACGATGGGTGGGATGCTGCTGATGATTCTGCAGCTGCCGATCTTCAAACATACATAGCAACTCAAACGTTTGCTTCTGGTGTTGAAAACTTAGAGATGGATGTTACAGCTTGGGTGAAAGCATTATGGAGTGCTGGAAATACAACAATTGTAACCAATTATGGTTGGATGCTAAAGTTTATTAACGCACAAGAAGTTGATGCTTATTCTTACTT